GGGGATAGAACGCTACAGAAACAGTATTATTGGTATTATACAAGTAAGAATCAACATAGTGCATGGAACTTACAACAAGTGCAATCTATTCTTGGCACTTTGAGTTCACAGATATAAATAATTGTTACAGTTAAGAACTGAAATAATTATATTAGGATACTATTTAGGAATTTATACAGTTTCGCCATCAAGCGCAGGGAAGGCGCCGCCACGCTTTCCCTTGCGGAAGAGCTTGAATGTCCCTTTCTTCGCAATATAGCCCTTGCTGCGGAGGGTCTTAATACGCTTGAGGCCAATGGCATGCTTGCGCTTGCTTACAATGCGACCCTTGCGTGTCTTCATAAGATCCTTCTTGGTGAGTCCACCGGAAGTGTGCTTCGCGGTTCCGTGATATACTTGGGCCTTGGAGCCGACTGTTAGTTGGGGCATTTCTATACTTTATGTTGAGATTTTTTAGAAAGACACCTTCTAAAACATACTTAACCGAGGAGTCTTCCCCTCCTTAATTTCCTGAATAAGCCCATGCATCTTTGTAGGGTTATATACGCCTGCAAAATGAACAAGGAAATCGCCTTGCTCCCAAAGACGTTCTCCAGGATATCCCATTAGATACGCATTAAATCGATAGTGCTCACCTGTAACTTCCAGATGAGCCTTATCACTTTCATGTTCCTCAAAGAGTTTACACATCGCCGCATTCTCCCACCAAATATGGTAGAGAACATCTGTCTGTTGATAGGTTCGTTCTAGAAAATCAATAGCCCAATCACAAGGACGGAAGATAATGTTGCCGGCATTCAAATGATGGCAAGAATCAAATGTCATTAACAGATCCTTATTTGTAGGGAATAATGGAAGAATAGCATCTTCAATACGAGTTTCCATGTTTGTAATGAGAACATCAGCATCACTCATCCAAATATAATCATATTTGCCGCTTGCCTTCGCTAGACGCATGTGGTGAAGAAGGAATGGCACCTTGGACCAAGAAAAAGGGCGGTCACGGTCCCACCACTCTTCGCCTCCAAGCACATAATCATATCCATGCTTCTTCATATAAACTTCCTTACTCTCAAGGCATGCCTCAAGCTTCTTACGATAATCTGCGCCAATACACAATGTTAATACAAGAATACGCGAGGACTTCTGCTCTGCCATTTATATTAAAAACAATTGATTGATTTAGGCCTTTTATTTCAAAATAAAAGGATACCAAGATAGTTTAATATCTATATGGCTTGGAACATTTGGCATATCAATTTCTGGATTAGGTATTTCATCTGGATTAGGTATCACATTTGAATCATAGTCTTTTCTTATATAGGTACATTCATAAACATTAGGAACTCCATTAGATGCCAAACCACAGCAATTATTTGGATGAAAATGTACAAGCCAATGAGTTTTGGCGAGTCTTGATGGTATGGTTACTTGAAATGGGCTATGAAATTCAATAATAAGTTGACTTATTTTTAATAATTGTTCATCACTTATTGAACTAAATAACGCATCTTCGCCCCCTTCGATGTCTATTTTCATAAAAATATTATTATATTTTTCAAAATATTCCTGTAAATTTGAAGTAGTATCACTATTTGTATCTCCAAGATTTTTCTTATGAAACTCTATATTTAAATGTGCCCCAGAAGGAAGTTCAGATATAGTTCCATCGTAAGCAACACAATCTAAATGAGGATATTTTTCTAGGAATGCATTTTCAAATGATATATCACTTTCAATACCTCCAGATATAAATATATCATATTTTATATTAGGAATATCACAAATAATGTAACCACCGTCATAATCTTTACCAATACGAAGTTTTTTATGGCAAGATTTATAAACTTCTAAATGCGATAGGTCCATTTTATATATATCACTCCAGTAGATTGTTTAGCCCTAGATAAAATTGTTAAGCTGCTTCGCAGCCAAACTATTTTTGTTTTTGCTTATAAGCAAAAACAAAAAATTGTCTAGATATCTTGCTTTGCAAGATATCTGATTATTTATCGCTTCCGCGAAAAATTGAAACCCCTTCCCTCCAACAAAAGAGTCACAAAGAATGGCACCATTTACATATACTCGCAACGAACATGGCAATTTTGTCTGCCCCCATTGCCACGAAACCAAGAAGAATCAGAATACAATGCATTATCATTTGAAGAAGCATTCAGGAGATCTCCCTCATAAGTGTAAGCACTGTGATCAAAAGTTTAATCAGCTCCGTATTCTAGAGCTCCATATTGCCGCTCGTCATCCTGAGACCGAAATTGCAAAAAATGCAGAAATGTTTGAGTGTCCACACAAAAACTGTGATTATTCGTCACTGACGAAAGCTAATCGCAGAATTCACTATTTCCGTGTTCACATGAAAGATATTATTGATAAGAATGTAACAAAGCTTGATGAAGGCGCTGGATATAACTGTAAATGTTGCAATAAGACCCTCAAGAGTCAGACATCACTTTATTATCATATTGGAGACTGTATTCAGCTTCCAGCAAACGATAAACGCATAGCCGAACTAAAGATTATTGTTTAGAACTTCCAGCCACATCCTCCGCAAGCCCCTTAAGATGATATCCAAGTGCCGCGAAAGTCAATAAGAATAGCCCCTCGTAAGCCGCTCGCGGTGTCTCTTTTTGCTTAACACCAATATAAATCAAAAGAGGGCCGACTATAAGGGCATGTATAAGATTCACCCACCAGTAGTTAGAATCATTCATATAACGAATAACTGTCTTATATCCATGATATACCAATAAGAGAATACCAAGAACAATAAGACCATAGAATACCGCTGTAGGCATAGAAGACCGAGTAAGAGCCACATATAAAAAGAAAGGAACTACTGCAAATAAATGGAAAGCGTGTAACACAAACATAGACATCTTTTATTATATATTATATATAATATTTTAGACAGGTTCATCTTTTATTGTCACAGGTTCAAATGACTGCTTTTCAGGTGCGTCCATTATATTTTTTGTATAATGATATTCTGTAGCAGGGGGCGCAGTAGGTTCTTCTACAATAGCAGATACTGTCCGTGAAGACATAGGATTCTGCGACGAATACTGCCCATGCTCGCCCATATAAATAATATTTCGCATAGAAAGTGGCTTCTGTATATTCTTATTATTTTTATGAACTATATAATATGCTCCAATAATTACAAATGATACAATAACACCAAGGCCAGCGCCGAGACCAGCCATTCCATAGTTAGGCCCGCTTGGCACATCTGCCGGCGGCACAATAGGCATCGCATTATAGCGAGTCGTTAAAGTTGCTGTGTTTGTAGCAGTTACTTCCATTGTCTGACTAATAGTTGGCGCAGATGATTCACTAATAGTTGGCGCAGATGATTCACTAATAGTTGGTGCAGATGAGCTTGTCATTGTACTGGATGCCGACACACTAGGAGTATCTGTCTCAATTGGAGTATAGCTGCTACTCTCTGTAGAAGTTACACTTCGTGAAGGAGAAGGCGGCATAGACTTAGATGATGTCTCCGTACCACTAACACTCATTGTAGGGGATGAGGTCATAGAACGCGAAGAAGAATCTGAAAATGTCTGAGAGGCCGATGAAGATTCCGATGAAGATGACGATACACTTGGCATCATGGAAGGTGTGACGGTACTTGTTTCAGAAGGCTGTACACCAATTGATACACTTGCAGTAGATGAGCGTGTAATAGAGCCTGACATAGTAGGTGTCCGCGAGCCACGAGGTGTACCAGATCCAGATCTAGCAATTGTCGCTGTCGCCACATTTGTACCAGTTGTTACAATTGTTATAGTTGGTACACTTGGAGGAGTCGCAGTGCCATACCACCAGCGCAGACCAGATGAGGCACTAGACGATGAGCCATAGTTACCAACCACAGCCCATACATAGCGAGAACTCACATTAATGCTCACACGGCTCGCCATGCTATCACTAGGACACAGTGCCGCGCCGACATCATCGTTCGCAGCAAGACACCCAAATGAAGCGGAAGAGCTAGCGCAACCAGTC